AGTTAGTGCAACAGCAGCAGAAATTAATTTAATAGATGGTGGTACTTCAAGAGGCACTACAGCAGTTGCAGATGGAGATGGTTTACTTGTAAATGATGCTGGCACAATGAGAATGACTAATGTCACAACATTAAAAACATATTTTCAAACAGGCATATCTTCAGCGGCAGATGACATTTCAGCTGGTGATGGAGCAGTTAATCTTACAACTACATCAGGTAATATTACAATTGATGCGGCAGCAAATAATAGTGATATTATATTTAAAGGAACTGATGCTACTTCTGATATTACAATGCTTACTCTTGATGGTAGTGAAGCAGGTGCAGCAACATTTAATGACAAAGTTGTAGCAACAGAATTAGATATATCCGGTAATTGTGATATTGATGGAACTACAAATTTAGATGCAGTTGATATTGATGGTGCGGTTCAATTAGACGCTACACTTACAATAGGTGCTGATGATCAAGGTTATGATGTAATACTTTACGGAGATACAGCAAGTGCCAACATGACTTGGGATACATCAGCAGATGATTTAATATTTAATGGTGGAGCAGGTCTTATTGTGCCTGATGGACAATTTACGCTAGGAAGCACAGCTGTTTCTTCAACAGCGGCAGAATTAAATTTATTAGATGGTGGAACATCAGTTGGTAGTTCAATAACCTTAGCAGATAGTGATGGTGTTGTAACTAATGATGGTGGAACTATGAAAACTATTCCAGCATCAGATATTAAAACTTATGTGGGTTCAGCAGCAGGTGCTTTTAGTATAGCTAATTTAGATATTGATGGTGGAACGGATATTGGAGAAGCTATTGTAGATGCTGATTTATTTATAATAGACAATGGAGCAGGTGGAACGAATAGAAAAACAGCAGCTTCAAGATTAGTAACGTATATAGACGCAAATTCGAGTGCCGCATCAGTAGGAAAAGCTATTGCAATGGCAATCGTATTCGGTTAAAAAGGAGATAATATGACAACACCAAATATAGTAAACGTAGCAACAATTAATGCTAAAAATGCAACAGGAGCAGTGACTACTTCAAGAGCATCTGCTGTTGATGTACCTGCAGACAAGGTAGCAAAAATAAATACAATACTTATTGCTAACATTGATGGATCAAATGCAGCAGACATAACATTAGAAGTTAGTGTAGATAACGGTTCTAATTATGTTAAAATTGCAAATACAATTTCTGTTCCAGCAGATGCAACATTAAGTTTTTTAGAAAACCCAATATATTTAGATGAAACAGATATATTAGCTGTTACAGCAAGTGCTAATAGTGATCTAACTTATTTTGTTTCATATGAAGAATTAGACGACGCGTAGGAGGTTTTATAAGCTATGGCAAATGGCGGAGTAATAGGACCAATTCAAACAGTTACAGCAGCAGCTTGTTTATCTGCAAGAGTAAGTACATTTAATGCAAACGGATGTTTTACAGCTCAAGCAACAGCTAATGCAGATTATTTAATTGTCGCCGGTGGTGGCGGTGGTGGTTTTGGTAGTAACGGTGATGGCGGCGGCGGTGGTGGAGCTGGCGGTTATCGCTCAACAGGTTTTGGACCAAGTCCCTTAAGAGGAAGTGCTGTGCCTGTAGTTAAATGCACAACTTATTCTATAGTAGTAGGAGGTGGTGGAAGTCCAAGTGCTACTGAAGCTAGTGTTCCTGCTGATGGAGCTGGAAGTAATTCATCTGCTTTTTGTGTAACTTCTGCAGGCGGAGGTGGAGGTGGACCCATAGGTATGGCAGCACAAAACGGTGGTTCAGGTGGTGGTGCTGGAGCACAAAACGGTTGTGCAGGTTCAGGAAACACTCCCCCAACAGATCCCCCTCAAGGTGAAAATGGAGGAGTTGGAAGTCCAGGTAGTGCCTCTCCCAATGCTAGAGGAGGTGCTGGTGGTGGAGCAACGCAAGCAGGAGCCCCAAATGCTGGAGCAGGAGGTGCTGGTGCACCAAATGAAATTTCAGGATCAGATGTAACATACGCTGGTGGTGGCGGTGGTGGACACAGAGCACCAAGTGGTGGCGGAGGTGCTGGTGGTGCTGGTGGTGGCGGAGTTGGAGCAGGTAGTGGTGGTCAAGGTGGAAATGGATCAGCTAACACTGGTGGTGGTGGCGGTGGCGGCGGAGGATCAAGTGGTCACGACACTAACGGTGGATCAGGTGTAGTAATAATAAAGGAACCAGCAGCTAGTGTTCCTGCTAGTGCACCAGGTGTATGGAATTTAAGTGAACATTATAATTTTGCAAAAGCAGGAGAATGGACTGGATTTTAATATGAAAATTTTATATATAATATTAAGGAGAAAAATATGGCACACTTTGCAGAACTAGAATCAAAAACAGACCCAACAGGGTTTACATCCGACACTCATTTAGTGGTTAAACAAGTTACAGTTGTTGGCAACGATGTTGAAACAGCAGCAGGTCCTTTAGGAGAAAATGATAAACATGTAGATGGAGAAACATGGTGTAAAAATTTTTTTAAAAAACCAAATACAAATTTTAAACAAACTTCTTATAATAATAAATTTAGAAAACAATACGCAGGAATAGGTTTTGTTTACAACGCATCAAAAGATAAATTTCTACAACCACAACCTTATGCTTCATGGGCTTTAGATGGCTCTGATGATTGGCAAGCACCAATTACATATCCATCTGTTAAAGATGATGGTGAAGATACACCGTCATGGTTTTACATTATTTCATGGAACGAAACAAAATATAAAGCTGACAACGATACAGGTTGGGAAGCAGTTAAATCAAACGACACCTCAGATCCAAGAACAGTATATAATTGGAATGGCTCAGCTTGGGTGTCCGAATAGGAGACTTACATGGCCAGAACCAACGGCGGTATAATTGGTGTAGTAAATAAATCTTCTTTTGGGAAGTGTACTGTTACTTCAGTTACAAGCGACGGAAATGTCTGTACTCAAGCAGGCACTAGACTTATTGATGCAACAGTTGTTGCTGGAGGAGCATCTGGTGGAGTAAATGGTAACTCAGGTGGTGGTGGAGGAGCAGGTGGTTTTAGAAATTTTTCAAGTATTCTTATTTGTGCCGGAGCAGCTGTACCTGTAACCGTAGGTGGTGGAGGAGCAGCAATTCCTGCACCTGGTTGTCAAACAGGTAATGGAAATGCAGGTGGTTTATCAAAAATTACTGTAGGGTCCACAAACTATCAATCAGATGGTGGCGGAGGTGGCGGAGGTCAAGAAGCCCCTGCACCAGGAGGTCAAGATGGTGGATCTGGCGGAGGCGCTGGATCAAACGATCATAATACAGGAGGCTGTGGAAACACTCCTCCAACAACCCCACCACAAGGAAATGATGGTGGTTCTACAAGTGCTAACCCTAATGCTGGTTATGGAGCTGGTGGTGGAGGAGCTGGAGCAGCTGGAGCCAACACTTCAGGGTCTGCAACTGCAGGTGGAGCAGGTTCACCAAGTCCTTTAAATTGTACAACATACGCTGGTGGCGGTGGTGGTGGATCTACAGGATCTGCTGGCTCTGGTGGATCTGGTGGTGGTGGAGCAGGTGGTTCTTCAGGAAATGGAAGTGCAGGTACTACCAACACTGGTGGTGGTGGCGGAGGAAGTGGCAGAACTCCAGGAACAAGAAATAATTCATCAGGAGCAGGTGGTTCTGGTATAGTTATTGTAAAAGAATTAAACAAAGCAAGTGGTGTATGGAATTTAAGAACTCATATGGCTGCTTTAACAGCAGGTAAGTGTAATGCTTCAACGTGGCCTATAGCAAAAGTTGCTATAGATTATTTAGTTGTAGCTGGTGGTGGAGCAGGAGGAACTCCTGGTGGTAACTCAGGTGGTGGTGGAGGAGCTGGAGGTGTTAGAGCTTCTTCAACAACTTATACAATAGGATGTGCACCTGCAGCCCCAAGAACAGCTTGTGTTTCTGCATTTAATTTATTTTCAGGGACTTTCAATGTAGTGGTAGGCGCTGGTTCTGCTGCTAAATCACACCCTGCACCTAACCCGGGAACATCAAGAGGAAGTAATTCAAGTTTTGAAACAATTACAGCAACCGGTGGTGGAGATGGTGGTCATACACCAGGCGGTGGTAATCCAGGAAACTCTGGAGGATCAGGTGGTGGTGCTTCAGGAGGTGGTTATAATAAAACTGCTGGAGCTGGTAACACTCCTCCCGTATCTCCAGATCAAGGTAGCCCTGGTGGTGCTAGACCAGGAAGTGGTGGAGACGGCGGCGGAGGTGGCGGCGGAGGTTTTATGGCTGCTGGATCTGTTGCTAATACAGGAAGTGTGGCCCCTGGAGGAGCTGGAGGTGGATTTCCAAATGCTATGGGTACTGCAGGACAAAGTTGTGGTTCATATTATTATTTTGGCGGTGGTGGAGCTGGAGGTGGAAACGATCCAGGAAGTGCACCCCGTGGTGGAGGATTAGGTGGTGGCGGAGATACAGGTGCAGCCTATAATGCTAATTGTGCTTGTAGAGCAGGAGTTGCAGGAACAGCTAATACTGGTGGTGGCGGTGGACCCAATAACGGTTCGGGTGTAGCTGGCGGTGCTGGTGGATCAGGTATTGTAATATTAAGATTTCCTTCAGGTGCGAGTGTATCAGTTTCGCCTGGTACTAATACAGTATCATGTGCACCAGATGGAGCTAAACTTGCAACATTTACAGTGTCGGGTACTAATACTGTAACGTTTTAAAAATTTTTATTATACTTTACATCATTATATATTTAAAATATAACTTGATATAAGAAAGTTTATGAATTTAAGTAATTATTATTGGTATTTTAAATCAGCAATTCCTGAAAGAATTTGTGATGATATTGTACGTTATGGAAAATCTCTACAAGATCAAATAGCAGTCACTGGTGGGTATGATCGTACAAAATTAAATCAAAAACAAATTAAAGATTTAAAGAAGAAAAGAGATTCAGATGTTGTGTGGATGTCAGATCGTTGGATTTATAGAGAAGTTCAACCCTATATTCATCAAGCTAATATCGGTGCAGGTTGGAATTTTCAATGGGATTTTTCTGAGGCCTGTCAATTTACCAAATACAATAAAGGTCAATACTATGATTGGCACTGTGATGGTTGGGATAAACCTTATGATAAACCAGATGAGCCTAATTCGCACGGTAAAATTAGAAAGTTATCTGTTACAGTAACATTATCAGACCCTAAAGATTATAAAGGTGGTGAACTAGAATTTGATTTTAGAAATATGGATCCAGATAAAAAACGTAGCATACATAAATGCACAGAGATATTACCTAAAGGATCTTTAGTAGTATTTCCTGGATTTGTGTGGCATAGAGTGTGTCCAGTTAAAAAAGGATCTAGACATAGTTTAGTGATATGGAATTTAGGATGGCCATATAAATGAAAAATAAAAAAATTAAAACAACTTTTCCACAACAGTTAAATAGAGAAGACCATTTTAAATGCCCTATATGGTTTGCAGATGAACCTGAGTTTGTAGATAAATTAAACAAAGCGTCAGATAAATATATTAAAGAATCTAAAAAAAATTTAAAAAAAGATATTGATAAAAGAAATAAAAAGTATGGTGATAAAGGAGACATGGGTCACGTGTTTCATTCAACATCTTTAATAGGTGATCCTAATTTTAAACAATTACAAGATTATATAGGTGCAACGGCCCATAATTTATTGGTAGAAATGGGTTTTGATTTAACAAATTACCAAGTCTTTACTACAGAAATGTGGGTTCAAGAATTTGCTAAACAAGGTGGTGGACATCATACATTACACACACATTGGAATGGCCATATATCTGGTTTTTATTTTTTAAAAGCTAGTGAAGCTACATCCTTACCTATTTTTGAAGATCCAAGACCTGGTAATATTATGAATCTTTTACCGCAAACAGATTCAAAAAAAATAACTTATGCATCATCACAAATTATTTATCCAGTTAAACCAGGAAAAATGATATTTTTTCCTTCATATATGCCGCATCAATATATAGTTGATATGGGATATGAACCGTTTAGATTTATACACTGGAATTGCCAAGCTATACCAAAAGGAGTATTAAATGTTAAAAGTTAATAAAAAAATGAAAGATGCAGTAATTAAAACTATACTAGAAACAAACACTTTAAAAAATAAACCAAATTTTATAGATAACTTTTTAAAATCTAATATAAAATTGAAAGGAAAAAATGTCATTAAAAAAATCGGCTTTTCAAAAAAATAAATACAGTGTATTAAAAAAAGCTGTTTCACCTGAACTAGCAAAATTTGTTTATAATTATTTTTTAAATAAAAAAAATGTTGCAAGATTTTTATTTGATCAAAAGTATTTATCACCTTTTACAGAATATTTTGGTGTATGGAATGACGAACAAGTTCCTAATACGTATTCACATTATTCTGATATTGCAATGGAAACTTTATTACAAGAAGTAAAACCCATTATGGAAAAACACACAAATTTAAAATTGTCCCCTACGTATTCTTATGCAAGAATATATAAAAAAGGTGATGTGTTAGCTAGACATAAGGATAGATATTCTTGTGAAATATCTACTACATTAAATCTTGGCGGTGATCCTTGGCCAATATATTTAGATCCAACAGGTAACAAGGGTCAAGCAGGTATTAAAGTAGACTTAAAACCAGGAGATATGTTAATTTATTCTGGCTGTGATCTTGAACATTGGCGAGAAGAATTTACTGGTAAGGATTGTGGACAAGTATTTTTACATTATAACAGAACAAATTCAAAAACAGCCAAAGAAAACGAATATGATAAAAGACCGTTTTTAGGGTTGCCTGCTTGGTTTAAAGGCTTTAAATTACCTAAATAATATTGTATATAATAATATGGCGGGAGACTCCACCACAGATCTCCTGCCTTATTATTAAGGATTTTTTATGTTACAAAAATTAAGATTTCAACCAGGATTCAACAAACAAGTTACAGCAACTGGTGGCGAAGGCCAATGGGTTAGTGGTGATTATGTAAGATTTAGATATGGTTCACCTGAAAAAATAGGTGGTTGGGCACAGTTAGGTGATGTTACTTTAACTGGTAGAAGCACAGCGCTTCACCATTTTGTTAATGCATCTGGTATTAAGTATGCTGCATTAGGAACTAATAGAATGTTATATGTATACTCTGGAGGTGCATTTTATGACATTACTCCTATTAAGACCACAACAACACTAACAAATGCGTTTACAACAACACAAAGCGATGCAACAGTTACGATTACGTTTGCGTCTGATCATGGTATTTCTAAAAATGATATTATTTTATTAGATAATTTTACTGCTATTACCAATTCTAATTTTGGTTCTGGTGATTTTGATGATAAAACTTTTATGGTCGCAACCGTTCCAACTTCTACAACGATTACGATTGAAATGGGATCAAATGAATCAGGATCAGGAGCATCTACTTCTGGTGGAATAAGAGTTCAACATTATTATCCAATTGGTCCCGCAACTGAGGC